TTTTCAAAATAAAATTTTGTGTCAGATTTTGTTACGGAAACATCATCTAATACAATAAAATTATATGATATGCCATCAACCAGATTGGAACTAAAACCAGTGCCTCTGGTAATGGTCAAAGTTCCTGGAGTTGTGTTCGCACTATCAACAGTTACATTAACTACTGATTTTGGAGCTGACGATGAGTAAGGAACATAGCCTAAAGTTTTTGCATGTGATACAACAGAATCTCTTAGTAGCGCGGTATCTAAAAATGATTCATTAGCGACCATATTCAAGTAGTATGAATTATAGTGGGTGTTATATGCCAAAATGTCCAAGAGAACAGACAAACCAGCACCCTCAAAATCATAGTCTTGAAATTGTGATTGTTGTTGTAGGTATGTTTTTAAATTTGATTTGATTTGGTCAAAATCAAGATCGGTAATATTTAAACGAGCATTAGCCATTTTTTATCTAATCCGTTCCAAGAAGAAATTAATTGTTATTGGTGTTGTTCTGTTGGCAATAAAAAATTGCATAAGAACTTTAAAACCATTATTATCATAATCAGCAACAACATTAAGTTTAGATATATTGACTCTAGGTTCATAGTTCAATATTGTTTGTCTAATCTCACTCTCAATTAAGGTTGCTGTAATATTGTCTAAATTTTCAAACAATAGACGGCGAACATTACTGCCAATATCTGGTTGAAACGGCCTTTCATAGTGATTAGTCAGAATCAAATTCTTAACAGAATTGATAACAGCCATTTCTCCGATATTACGGTTTATGTCTTTTTTGACTGGATGAATAGTAAAATTTAAATCTAAATCACTATACTGTCTAACTATCTGTGTGGTTGTGGTTGCCATCTCTTATTTATCAGTTAATCCTAGATAAAATCTTGTCTGTTCCAATATGATTATTGACTAAATCAAGTTGTGTTTCACCCATTTGACTAAACTGCCTAACTGTATTGTAGTCGGTTACAAGTGTTTTTAAATTTGTATAGAAAGTCTCATCATGTGTTCGTCTGGTATTCATCAAGGTATTTGTATTTGCCAATTCATTATACATTGCGGTTACTACTAATGAAGACAAGTTAGAAGTTCTTGTTGTTGTAAATGGACTATTGGAAAGACCGGTTCCACTACTTGTAACAGTAATGCTTGAATTTATTGTGTTTGCGTAAGTTGTAATTAAATTGTAAGAAGCTTCAAGTTGTGGTTTAATTAATAAACTTGTAAAACTGCCTAAAACAACAGACGAATTTGATATACCATCAGTTTGATACAATATGTAAACGGCAACTTTTCCATAACCCATTGCCGTATTGTAAAATGGTTTTAGTAAAACTGTTGGGTCCGTTAAATAATCACTATAGTTTGTTAGTCCAGAAACTCTATCGGTATGTGATTTAAAACTAGTATTTGCGTTGGAATTTTGTGTGATTAAACTGCCTGACACAGTTATAATATCTTGGAACACATTTGATATTGCTGATGTTGTTCCTAGAACATCGGTAGTAACATAAAAAGTGTTGCCAACATTTGAACTTGTGCCTGTATCCAGAACATTGATAATGTTATTTGATGAACTTGAAATGTTAGCAGTTACATTACTAACTGGATTTTTTAAATATCCATTAACACTATTATTAGCAATGTCTTGTGATTGCCAATCTTCAATCATCGATGGAATACTATCTAAGTGCGCTATAGCATCTGTAGAAAAATCTTTAACCGAATCGTTTGGATCGTCAAAGTTGTATTGTAATATTTGATATAGTTCAGTCATAATTTAAACCCATTGTAAAGAATTGGGTCCAGCTGTTGGATGCCAATGTATGTTATAAAGTAAAGTATTGACAATATCAAACATCAATACAGAAGATGATATGCCAATCGCAGCAAATCCAATGTTTCCAACAATAAAATTACCAATTGGTGCATTAACAGCAACTAATGAAGTAATTGTACCAACTGTTGTAATACAACCAGGGACCGCAACTGGTGTAGCAGGAGTTGGCAGACCAAGTGAAAGTCCACCAAATGATGATGTGAACCCATATGGTCCAGCATATACACCAAGGCCTGCATTAACTCTAGATTCAGCAGTTAATGAATCGCAAGTGATAGAACCATTGACATACAAATCTGAACCGAAATTCAAACTCTGTGCAACTGATAATCTTAATGCGCCGCCAAATTTTTCACTTGCACTAATACCTACATCACGATCACCAGAAATATTAATGTCTTTAACGCTTCGTAAATCCATTTTACCTTTTACCGCAAGATTGTAATCACCACCAACTGTTTGATTAAAATCACCATCAACTTGCATGTTGCAATCACCTTTAACTACAATATTGCAAACACCACTAACATAGATGTTTTTCTTACCAATTGTAATATCAAATCCTTCACCAAAAACTTTTACAACTTGAGTTCCATTAGGATGCATCTCAATAAAATTTTTAGATTTGCCGTGTTGTATGCGAACTCTTTCTCTGCCTGGAGTATCGTCTAATTGCATTGAATGTCCACATTCACTATCCCATGTATCATTATGTGGATACAATGGTGGATTATCAACTGATGCTGGTGATGGCGGTTCTGTAAATAAATTTATTGACGGATTTGAGGCTAAAGCAGCAGTTATAGTTTCAAAGGCTTTTGTGTATTCTTCTTGTTGCGACATAATATAACCTTAAACTGGATTTTGATTATTTTGTGTTAAATTAGCTGGAGCTGGATAACCAGGAGGAAAACTTCCTGTGTAATTTTTAATTACCGCATTTGCTTCTAAAACTTGAGCTTCACTTGTTGGAAGTAATAAACCAATTGTTGCTGATGTAGCAATACCTGCACCTAGTGCGATAGATGCCCCTGTCGCTTTTAATGCATCAGAAGCTGCATTTGCTGTATTCTGAACTGCATCCGCCAATTCAGAAAATCCTTTACCGATATCACCACTTGCAATGTCAGATGATGCACCAAGAGAAGTAATATTTCCAGCCACATCAGTAATCAATTGTGAACCATCATCAAATATTTGTATACTAGAGCCATCAGCAAATTTTTGTATACCAACTGTATAACTTGATATTTTTTCTGCGGTTGAACTAAAATCATCAACAAAAACACCCACTAAAGCTGTTAATAATTTTGTCAAACATTCTCGTAATAAACTAAGTAATTTTGCAGGTAAACTTAAAATCCATTGGATGAGAGCTCTAATTTTAACAAGGACTACCAATACATATTTTGTAAATTCAATAAGTGGTTCAATGTATTCTTTTTGTATATATCTGATAAATTCTGCAACTGATTTTAACATGTTAATCAATTCAGAAAAGGCGCCAGATGGATCTGATAATCCTAAAACTCTCATAATTGTTCTAACGCCTTCCCTGATCCACTTTGCAATTGCCTTTAAGAATTTTTTTAGTCCAAGACTTTTCTTTAGGTCATTAACAAAATCACAAGAATGAACTAATAAATTGTTTGTCGCATCGATTGATGTTCCAACAATAATACCTCTTGCATATGGGGAAATAGTTGGACCGCCGACTGCAGGAACATCATTAGCTAATCTTGGCTTAGCTGATGTAGAATCTGTTGCTAAACTTGGTGGTTTTGTACTCATGTTTTATTTTCCAAATTATATAATCTTAAAATGCCATCAAGTTGTTCTCTATAACAACAATCAAGTTCGGCATGTTTTTCATCATTCAAAACTATATCAGTATGACAATGACAATCCAGTTCTCTAATTTCTTTTACAAACTCAGCGGATGATATTGCACCTGCCAAATATTTCTTCTGTGCAATCACAGCATTAGCTGTTAATATGTGCAATTTCTCTAATTCTTTACTCATTTTTTAATCCCAGGCAAAACACCCATCATTACAGGTTGTTGTGCGTTTTCTCCATCCAAAAAGAACCCTACAATCCAATCACCCAACTGTGGTGCAGAAAATGATTTTGAACCATTTACAGGGTGCATAGGATGGGCCCATGGCAATGATCCCGTTGGTACTTTTAATTTATTCGTGTTGTGCCAACCAAATATTCTAACTTGGCATCGACCCATTGCTAGTGGATCTACTCTATTTTCAACTGCGCCAATCCACCAAATGAATCCATCTTTTCCGGCAAAATTAGTATTTTCCATTATCTATATTTAGACTGATATAAAGAGACATCATCCGCTTGTGCAATGCCATTGTTGGTGGAATCTGTTGCTAGCTCACAAAATGTTTCATGTTTGTCCGGCTTAATCATGTGTCTTGTTGCAACAATCACATATTTACCAGAAATTGATTTGTCATTTTCTTCAGTAGGATCTTCATGTATAGAAAATGAATGTGCATCAATATTCAAAGTAAAGCCGGAACTTATTAAAAAGTTTCCAGGCAAAGCAATGTTCATTTTTCTCTGCAATAGGTTGTGCAAAATTGCTTTTCTTTGTGGTATATAAGTGTGTGTCTCATCAATCAATTTTGTATTATTATCGGAATTATTTTTAATGTAATCTTGATAGTTTCTATACAATTGAAATGGATACACACTAACTTTTGAGAGTGGCATTAAACCAGCATCTTTTCCTTCTCTATTGATTGAAAGTTGTACATTTGGCTTTTCATTTTGGTGTGTAGACTTATAATGATTTTTATAGCCTAAATCTGACTCAACAAGTGTTCTTGTCATAACATCAAAACCAACAAATCGATTTGAATAAAAGCCATTTCTTGTATTTTCTAATATATCAAAGGAAGTGGTAAAATTATAATCTCTCACACCTAAAAGTTCTTTATCTACAAGATCAGATAAGTTTTTGGGACTAAAATTAATTGTAAACAACTCTTTAATTTGAAATAATTTTGTTAATGAAACAAAATTAAAACCTATCTTATTTTCAAAGAACAAAAAATCTGCCAAATTGTTTTCACTTACTGATCGTTTTGACAACCAATTCATTGTGTCTATTGGTGATAATAAAGGAACAACTGCATTTTGAATACCTTTTGTGTTCTCTACTAATCCAATTTTTGATTGTGGAACTTTTAAATAATCAATCAAAACAGAAGCTGCAATTGTTGAATACTCACCAGTATATGCTTGACTGATTTTTTGTTGTTCAGAATAAATCATCTCTTCAGAAACAAAATGTAAAATATATAATTCTGAAGATTGATTGATACTGGTTCTGTTTGTTTGTTTAAAAATTCTAAATGTTTTAGTTAAATTTGTACCTTGGGTCTCTGTATCTTTTGAAATGTTTATATCAATGAATTCACTACCGTCAAACAATAACCTTTTTGATAAACCTATCGCATCTTTTATTAAAATGTTGCCAGACATACAAGGCATTAAAATGCTATCAAAAATATTTAATTCTTCAAATACAGCACTTACATCAAAAGTGCCAAATTTAGAATTAATATTAAGATGATTTATTTTAAATTGCGTTGATTCCTTTATGTTTATGTTAAACGACATT